TTATATTTCGCCTTTACTCATATAAAATTCTTTGTACCATTCAGCAAATTTACGCAAGCCCACCCGCAGGCTTGTGCATGGCTTGTAACCAAAATCACGCTCTAGCGGGGTGATATCCGCATAAGTAACCGGTACGTCGCCGGGCTGCATTGGCACAAGCTGTTTGTGCGCTTCAAAGTCATAATCTGCAGGCAATACGCCGGCACGAATCAACTCTTCTTGCAATATCTGCACAAAATCCAGCAGGTTTTCCGGCTGGCTATTACCAATGTTGTAGAGTGCATATGGCGGAAGCGGCAACCCATCTTCGCCGTTTTTCTTCGTGGGTGGCTTTTGCATGACACGCATTATACCTTCGACAATATCGTCAATATAGGTAAAATCCCGTTTGCAATTCCCATAGTTAAAAATTTGGATGGTTTCACCTTTTACCAATTTTTCGGTAAAGCCAAAGTATGCCATGTCTGGCCTGCCGGCCGGGCCATATACTGTAAAAAACCGCAGCCCCGTACACGGAACATTATACAGCTTTGCATAGGCGTGGGCCATCAACTCGTTTGATTTTTTAGTGGCAGCATACAGGCTGACCGGATTGTCCACTTGGTCGTCCGTCGAGTAAGGAATTTTTTTATTTGTACCATACACGCTGGAACTGGAGGCATAAACCAGATGCTCCACTGGGTAATACCGACAGGCTTCGAGAATATTATAGAAACCAATTATGTTCGACTCTATATAGGCATCCGGGTTTGTGATGCTGTACCGTACACCAGCCTGAGCCGCAAGGTTAACCACAATATCTGGTTTTTGTTCTTTAAAAATTTTAAATAGTAATGGTTTATCCGCCAGATTCCCTTGGATAAAAGTGAAGTTTTTATAATGCCTTAGCTCGGAAAGCCGTGCTTCTTTGATACAGACATCATAGTACTCATTCATATTGTCAAAGCCAACAACCTGAACATTAGGATAGTCCACTAGAAGATGTTTGGAAAAATTAGAACCAATGAAGCCGGCTGCCCCAGTAATCAATATGCTTTTTTCACTATTCATTGCCACCATTTCTAAACACTCCACAATTTATTCTTTTACTATTATTAGATTGCTATCTCCTATACCCCCTAATTAGGAACTCCTATATCACATTAAAAATGTTTTAAACTTAGAGCTTCTTCCTTTCAATTCAACTTATGAATTCAAAAATACATATTATTTATATCCGCCGGGATCTAATTGTCTATTATCCCACTCTAGATATCTGTTAAAATGGGGTATTGAAGACAACATCGCAAAAAATCAGACCTCATTTAGGCAATTTATAACTTCATTTTTATCCGCATAATCAGCCCGTAATTTTAAATTTTTTTCTAAACGAAATCGGTTGTACAATACAGTACGGAAGCATTGAAACAATATTGGCAATAACAATTGCAATATAACTGTGCATAATTTGTGTGAATAAGTATGCTAAAGGTATATTTAAAACCGCTCCCAAAGTAAGGCAAATTGTTTGAACTTTAATCTCGCACAAACCATTTGAAAATGTTGCCAATATTGTACGAATCGTCATCAAACTTCCCGAAATTCCAAATATAATTGCTATCCCATAATTCACACAAATAGTGTTTTGCCCAAGCCAAATATTAATGACCAACAACATAATTAAACGACGTGGAGGTATGGAAGATGATGATGACGACTACTTATGACATTGAACTGATTGCAAAAGTGCAAAAGTACCTTGAGACCGAGGGCATGAGCCAGACCCAGCTGGCCAGCAAGGTAGGTATTTCGCCGGCAGCACTCAGCACCTACTGTGCGCAAAAGTACAAAGGGAATATTGCGGCGGTCGAAGGCAAACTGCGGGAATACTTCAAAACCGCCGCCGCGGTACAGCAGGCAGCTGAAAAGGTTGCCGACTACATGCCGGGAGAAGATTATATCCCGACCTCGATCAGCGAAGATGTGTACCAATCCATCCGGTTTGCCCAGCTGGAGCACTGTATGGTAGTGTTACACGGCGATGCGGGCGTCGGCAAAACAAAGGCGGCCCGCCACTTTTTGCAGGATTATCCATCGAGCGCGGTGTATGTCAGCATCAGCCCGAGCACCGGCACATTGGCCGGGGCCATCAAACTGCTGGCGCGGGCCTTGCGGGTGCCGGAGAGCCGGAATAAGATGGACCAGATGCTGGCGATACGGACCCGGCTGGAGGGAACCAACAAGGTCATCATCATCGACGAAGCGCAGCACCTTAAATACGCCGCGCTGGAGGAGCTGCGGACGCTGACTGACGACAACACTGCCACCGGCGAGCACGGTGTTGGGGTCGCGCTGATTGGCAATACAGAGGTCTATAGCCGGATGCAAGGCAAACAACAGGCCCAGTTCGCCCAGCTGTTTAGCCGGATACGCATGCAACGGCAATATGCCACCCGCCGCGTCAAACGCGAGGATGTCGACAAGTTGTTCCCGGCGCTTGCCAACCGGGGGGCCGATAAAGAACTGGAGTTTTTGCTGGGGATATGCCGCAGCCCGTGGGGTATCCGCGGGGCGGCAAACGTGTACAGCAACGCCGCGAATGCAGAGAACGTTGAGTACAAGGGCCTTTATGCCATGGCCGCGCACATGGGTATTGGGGTGATTGGCGCATGAAGAAAATACGGGCCTGTTTGTGTTTATCTGCAGGGTTTATCAGCGGAATGATGGTGCACATTTGTATTGCCCGCTGGGCGATGCGACCTACTGAAGTGGGCGGCGAAGTTTTGATAGTGCCGATGATGGTGCTGCTGTGGGTTGTGGGGTATCAATTGGGCCGAATGAAAGAAGAATAAAAACCGGGGCCGGGTGGCCCCCCCGTAATGCAGCCGACCCAGTGGTCGCCGGTCCCCAGCCCGGATAAATGCAGAGGGCGGATAAGATGAAAGGAGTTGTGAAAATAGTGGCAAGAAAAAAAGTGGCAACAGAGCCGACGTTACGGGATTGGGCGGCGGTGGATACGACGCTGCGTGACATCCGCGAGTGCCGGCACGCACTTGTTGAGCTGGGTGTTGAGCGTGACCGGCGCATTGACGGCATCAAGGACGAATTTGCACAGACGGCGCTGCCTCTGCAAAACCGTATCAAGCGGTTGGAGGCAGATGTCAAAGAATATGCCGATGCACACCGGGCGGAGCTGCCCGGAAAAAGCCGCAAATTGACGTTTGGCACCATCGGTTACCGTGCAAGCAGCCGGCTGGTGTTGGCGGCAAACAAGGCGGCTGATGCCATCGAGATACTGAAAGGCCTGGGCAAAGGTACCCTGATTAAGACGACCGAAACGCTGGATCGGGAAAGCCTAAAACGCCAGCCATTGGATGTGCTTGAGGCGGTGGGCGCGTATGTCAAAGTAAGCGACGAGTTTTATTACGATATCAGCGATGAGACAATAGAGGTTTAGGAGGGAGGAGCGGTTATGGGCACAATGACGATTGATAATGGGCAAATTAAAAGCATCTATGCGATTGCTGCAAAGCTGGGGATACTGGACCGCAGCACACATGATGATGCGCTGCATGACATGGTGTTGGGTTTGACCGGCAAGACATCAATCAAGGCACTGACTCACGCCGAAGCGTTGGCTGTGTTGACAGAGCTGCGCCAACGATCGTCACCCAACGCCGCACCTGCTCCAAAACCGCGCAAACAGCGGGCTCGCAAGTATGCTGAGCTGCCGGGAGGCATGACGGCGGCCCAGCAGAAGATGGTTTGGTATCTGATGTATCAGCTGGATAAATTTGACCCGGCACCGGCCGGTGTACAACTGCGTGACCGGCTGTGCGGTATCATCCAGCGGCAATTTAAGGTAACCGCATTTGCAACGCAGCCTTTTCGTTTTTTGAGTGCAGAGCAAGGCGGGGCACTAATTGAAGGCCTTAAGTCAATGACGGAACGGGCAGAACTGGACTACCTGCATCGCCCACAGCAAGGGGGGCAGGCCAATGGATAGAGAACTGCTGGCGTTGCTGACGATGGACGACCTGCAGGGAGAGGCACGCGAGCTGGCGGAGACTATCGGCCTCCCCGCGTTTAAGCGGCTAGTAGAAGTTTATGGCGGCACGGGTCGATTATATGTACCGCAGCCGGACACCCTGCTGATCCCCGTAAGGGACGCGCTGATCCGCCGTGAGTATGACGGCAGTAACGTGTATCAGCTGGCCCGAAAATGGCAATTAAGCGACACAACGATACGGCAAATTGTGCGGGACAAAGCGCTGGAGCTGCAGCGTCGACCTCTTGATGGTCAAGTCACGTTAGACGATTTTATCACCGATGCTGCGGATGACCTGTAATTTTGCATAAATATCTTAGCGGAACGCTAGAATAAATAAGGGTATAGTTGGGTTTAGAAAAACCCGCTGTGCCCTTATTTTTTTTGGCCAGCTAGGAGGAAAACATGAAAGACGGCATGGCGTTTGACGCCGGAACTTGGTGGCTGATCGGTACTTTGTTAACTGGCTTGCTGGGGATTGTCGGTGCTCTTGTAAGCCGGTCGATTTTCAAGGAGCTCGACAAACATGCGGGTGATATCAAAGAAGTCAGGGAAAATTACACCACGCGAGAGCAGCACGACAATGATGTCAAGGACCTGCGGAAAGAGATGAAAGATATACGGCTGGAAATGCGGTCGGAAATCCAGCAGCTATCCGAGGACATATCAGAGATCAAAGAAAACTGCCTGCGCAAAGAGGACTTTATCCGGGTAACAACCAGCTTAGAACACAAACTTGACCGTCTCAACGATTATCTGATTGGAGGCTCAAAGAATGGATAACAAAATCCTTGCACGCATGAGCATTGAGACCGAGGCCGAGCGGAACGGCCAAATCATGCGGGCCATTGGAATGCTGGCTGGTTACCGTTTTGTCGCGCTGAAACAGCTGCGCATGGCAATGGCCGGCGAGATGTCACAGGACGAGGTGGCGCAGGCAATCAACTACCTTACCGACAAAGGCTATCTTAACACCCGCACCAACGATGACAAGCATCTGGCGGCATCTGTAAGCGACGCTGCGTTGGATGACCTTGAAAGCAAGTGGACGCCGCGCGGCAAAGAGCTGATGTATGGCATGATCGACGATGAGCAGCTAGTAAAAGTTTAGGGGGTGCAGAGATGGCCGCAACAAAACGCCGCAAGCATAGCGTGATCGACGGCCTGCCCGCCCCTGTCAAGGCCTCAGTTGAGCAGATGCTGCTCAGCGGCACGACATATGCGGAGGTGGTCGATTACCTCGGTTTGCAGGGCGTGTCGTTATCAGTCAGCGCGGTTTGCCGCTATGCGCAAAGCTTTCACGCGTCCGTGGAAGCGCTGCAGATTGCGCAGGAAAACTTTCGCTACATGATGACGGAAGCTGAAAAATACCCCGATATGGACCCCACTGAAGTGTTAGTGCGCATCACCGGGCAAAACCTGTTGACTGCGCTGGTGAGCAAATCGCCGGAGGAATGGTCGGCGGTAGAGGCCGATAAGGTGGTCAGCCAAATTACAGGGCTGACTAGGGCTGTCGCATACAAAAAACGGGCCGACGTGGAGAGCAAGGATATTGTAGCTGCCGCGCTGGACGAGGTTAAGGCGGAATTGTATAACGCGATGCAAACAGAGCAGCCGGAAACATACCGGCAGCTGGTTAACTTTTTGGAGCGCAAAAAGAAAGAAGGGCTAGGCCGGTGAAAAAGTGGTATGTGCTGCAGGTGATGACCGGCCGCGAGCTGGATATATGCCATGAGCTGCAGCGGGTGGAGATCGATGCCAGAGCCCCCAAAGAGTTGCGGCAAATACGCCGCGGCGGACAATGGCATGATGAGGAGCGGCAGCTGTTGCCCGGATATGTGTTTGCCGGCGTGGAATACGAGCCCGCTATCTATCACCGGGCAATGTCTGTTGCCGGTGTCATCCGCTGGCTGGGGCCAACGATAGGCACCCCGGTTGCCATCGATGATGCAGAGGCACTGCGATGGCAATTGGATAACCCCGCAGCATTGCGGCCCAGTACGGTGCTTTTTGCGGCGGATGGATGGCATGTTGTCGATGGGCCGCTTAAGGCATTCGAAGCGGATATTGTCGATATGAATTTGCGGCAGCGCCGCGTTACCGTTGTGACGACGCTTGGCGGCACCCCGCAGCAGATAAAATTCGGTTTTATACCGCTGGGGGCACCGAGTAATGGATAAGGCGCAACATCGACAGCAACTCAAGTTGTGCCGCCGCTGCGTCTGGTCGACCGATGTAGGCGGCCGCAGGTTATGTCCTTTCAATACCTGCGTCCAGCGCCACGGCTGGAATTTTAAAAGTTTAAACGCAGCGCAAACCAAAAAAGAATGCCACGGTAAAAGACAGGGTTGATACGTCCCCTGACCGGCACTGTGGCGGGCATACAGACAAAAACCGGGCCGAAAAGACCCGGATGGCGAAGCATGCCCCCCGAAAAATGCCGATGCAAGCCGAGAGTTGTACAAAGCACCATTTAAAAGCGTTTACAAACCATTTAAAAGCGTTTAAAAGGTCAAAGCCGGGAAACTGCCCGGCTGGGCCTTTTTGCGTTTGTGGGCAAAATTAAGGCAATTTGATGGCAGCGGAAAGGAGCGCGGACACGTGAGAACAAAACAAGAGAGTATTAAGGGCCTGTTGGACGCTATTGACGCCCAAAAAAGCAGCCGGGATTTTAATATTTTAAATGATCTTAAAATGCTGACAGACCGATATCCGCGGACGGCCAAACGGGACTATCTTCATCTGCTCCGGTCTCTTACCGACAAATACAGTATTGACGAATATGCTGCTGTTCACGCCGCATTGCTGCGCAAGTGTCAAGAGGGCGACCTCGCTGCAATTAAGCTACATCATGAAATGCAGAAAAATGACCTTGCAGCCGGGGAGGAGGTGCAAATCGTTGACGACATCTAAGCTCAGCAATATTGTCGGCCCTGCCTTTTACGATGTCCACAAGGCGGTCAAGAATGGTGGTGTCGCTGAAATTGTTTTAACGGGTGGCCGCGCTAGTCTGAAGAGCAGCTACGCTTCGGTCGAGATTATCCTGCAGCTGCTCACCCACCCGGATGTGCATGCGGTGGTGCTGCGCAAGGTGGCCAATACGTTGCGCAACTCGGTTTATGCGCAAATGAAATGGGCAATCGACCAACTGGGCTTGCGTAAAAAATTTCAATACTCCCGCACGCCAATGGAAATGACCTATAAGCTCACGGGGCAAAAGATTTTCTTTTTTGGCCTTGATGATCCAGACAAAGTGAAGTCCATCAAGGTGGAACATGGCTACATTGGCCTACTGTGGTTCGAGGAACTTGATCAGTATGCCGGGCCAGAAGAAATACGCAATGTGGAGCAATCGACCTTGCGAGGCGGCCCCTACAGTTTGAGTATCAAGTCTTTTAACCCCCCGGCAGCAACTCGAAACTGGGCAAACCAGTACGTCCGTGAGTCAAAGCCGCGCCAGCTGATTAAGCACACCACCTATCTGCAGGCGCCAGCCGATTGGCTCGGCCCTCGGTTTTTGGCGGATGCTGAGCACCTAAAGGCGACCAAACCCACCAAGTACCGGCATGAGTATCTTGGCGAAGCAGTCGGCAACGGTACGCAGGTGTTCGATAATATTGTTTTGAGAGAAATCATAGCACAAGAAATTAGAAACTTTGCGAATCCACTGAATGGTGTTGACTGGGGCTGGTATCCAGACCCTTGGGCCTACAACCGAGTTTATTATGATGCAGCGAGACGAATACTCTATATTTATAGTGAGCTCACCCGGCTTAAGACGAGCAATCGAGAGACCGCACAATTGGTGCTGAAGCAGATTCAACAGGGCGAGGTGGTCACCGCTGATAGCGCGGAACCAAAAAGTTGTGGCGACTACCGCGCTTTTGGCATCCGCTGCCGGGAAGCGGAGAAAGGCCCAGGCTCTGTGAACCAATCCATAAAGTGGTTGCAGAGCCTGGCCGCAATAATCATTGATCCGCAACGTTGCCCCGATACTGCCAAAGAGTTTGCTGAATATGAGTATGAAACGACAAAAGACGGCGAAGTGTTATCAGGCTATGTGGATGCCGATAACCACCACATTGATGCTACTCGGTATGCGACAAATCGCGTCTGGCTAAGGAAGGGTACTTAATGATTAAACAAATCAAAGAATGGTTGATGAATAAGTACTTGCCAACTTGGGCGAAGTTAGAATTGATGGAGGAACTGCAGAAAACACGGACCGAATTGGCAAAAACTCAACAGCAGTTGCGCGAGATGCAACAATATGTAAATGGTATTCATTTTGCATTACACGGCAAGCAGATCAATATCAATATCGGCGGGAAGGAGAAGGCGTCACATGAATAATACCATTAAGGCATTGTTTGATCAGGAGTATATCTGCTCTGCCGAGGCGTTTGGATCAGCAGACATTACATCACAAGAGATGAGAGCAGCAGTAAAAGAGTGGTTTACCATCTTTTTTATGCGCGAAGCTACAAAAGAAGAAGATCCCAGCCAGCGGTTGCCCTATGCTATTGTAAACAAACTTGCTAAGGCGGTGTTTTCAGAATACGACTCCGGGATTTCATCAGTTGACAGCAGTCAGTCACCCAGCGTCAAGGCACAGTGGCTTAACTCTGCCCGTCGGAGAATTGACCAAAGAAAGCAAGAACTGTTGCAGTGGGCTTGTGTGGGTGGTGAGTGCTTTATTAAACCAGTACATAAGTCTGGCGATATATCTTACCATGTTGTGCGGCGCGATAGGTATACTGTTTTTGCCCGCGAAGAAAACGAGATTACTGATATTGGCATGGCTGCCTACACGGCATCTGGCGGGCGATGGTACACATTGCTGGAGCGCCGATCAGTCGACTCAAAAGGATATTTGACAGTGCGCAATCGTCTGTTTTCATCCTCCAATCCAGATGTTTTGGGTAGCGAGGTACCACTTTCTACATTACCACAATATGCCGAGTTAACTCGGGAATACACTTACAAGCAGCCGTTTGGGGGCCTTGGAATGGTATACGTGCGATTGCCGATGGTTAACAGCGTTGATGGAAGCCGTGACGGAATGGCGGTATATGAGCCCGCGGTACAGGCCATACATAACGCCTACCGTAACGAACGACAGCTCTCGGATGAGTTTGAACTTGGTCGTTCTCGGATTCTGGTATCATCCGATATGCTCTCTACAGCACCAGGTACGGATGCGCCGGTCGTTAAAGACAATGTTTTTGCAGCGCTTGATGCTAGCGCAGCATTACCAATACAAATTTTTTCCCCACAGCTGCGTGACGAAAGCTATGAACGTCGCAAACAG